CTACAGGAGTTTGATTGATGTCTACTCATCCGACTACCAGGGTACCTCTTGAAGATCGGCTCTTGACCTTCGCCAGTAGAACACTACTTGCCATTACTATGTTTCTTCTCACCACACTATGGTCTAAAGTAGATCGTCTGGATGAGGAGAATAAAAACCGTGACCGCGAATTGGCTGCTTTCATGTTAGAAATTGAACACCGTATGACCACCCTGGAGACGCTAGCCGATGACAACTAAAGCCCACTACCTCCTCCTCACCGCGCTTTGCGCTTCCTGCGCTAGCCTTGGCCGTGCTGGTGGCGCTGCGGCGGGTGCTGCCGCTGGGTCTGTTATCGGCCCTGGTGGTGCTGCGGCTGGCGCAGCCATCGGCTCTTTAACTTCCGAGGCTGCATTCCCAAGTGAGAGCGCGCCGCAACCCGAGACAGTCTGGGGCTTACTAGGAAAACTAGTGGACCAAGCCGCGTGGCTAGCCTTCGTTATGGGGCTTCTATGGATCCTGACTTGGATCGCGCCCTCACCGAAGGATCTGTTTAAACGCGCTATAGCCCGCTGGCGTAGTCCAGAAGTTCCGCCGTCTTGAAAGACACGGATTGGGCATATCTAGCCGGATTCGTAGACGCTGACGGATCTATTATGGTAACCAAATGGTTATCAATAGATAAAACTTATCCTCGTTTTTGCTTACGCCTGACGGTAACGAACGCGAAGCAAAATATCATGGACTGGCTAGTCAATGAGATGGGCGGCAAAGTCTATCTGGCCAATAAGGCTGCGCCGAAGAACCACCGATCTATGTGGCGCTGGACTATAACGGGTCGCAACTGCGGCCCGATCCTATTTAATCTCTTGCCCTACCTTCGGCTAAAAGAAAAGCAAGCCGAGTTCGCCCTGCGCTTTATCAGCACTATGAGCAAACCCGGCGAAAATAAGCGCCTGACTCCAGAGGTTCTGGACGAGCGCAATCACATTGTTACCCACATGAAACGAATGAACCAGCGAGGCCGTTCCCGATGATTATTCTTGGAGTAGACCCAGGCTATCGAAACCTTGGGCTTAGTGTTGTCGAGATTGATGAATACAGTACACGAATCAAAATCTTGTCCTCTCAGAATATGAGTGTGGGCAAGGCGACTGCGCCCCTGATGTTCACAAAATTTCTGTGGCCAACGCTTTCAAGCCTTCATAGTCAGTATGGTATTGACGCTATAGCGAGCGAGACCCCTCCGTTTATCATGGGCCAGATTAAGACAACCGCATTCTTGTGGGCTGTCTCGTCGATCATCGTGGCCTGGGCATACTCCGAAGATATCCCGTTTAGACACGCCTCACCGATCTCTCTGAAAAAGGCCGTATCTCGCGTACTTCAAATCCCTTGGTCTAAGAAATACATGCCCAAGAAGTCAGATGTGAAGTCTGCTGTCGAGCGCTTGTCTGGCGAGAAGGGGTTACCTACTTCCCACGAGAACGATGCAACACTAGCCGCCGCTTTAATGTTTAGTAGTCTAATTCCCGATGCAAACACTAAGAGTCAGATCCCAGATTAGTCGGATGTCTTTTAATGATGTCGCGCTGTCCTCGTTCGAGGTACGCATGATGCCTATTGAAAGCCTTTGGGCACCTGTTCGTACTGTGCCTTCCTTCGTAGACGCCGTGCGCGATTCAATAGAAGAGACGGGTCTACACAACCCCATCATTGTAGTGCGCCTGCCCCGCGAAGATGCTGTGCAGCACTTTCAGACGATGAAGCGAGCCACATATTCAAAGCGCGATCATCCCCCTGAAAAGTTAGATCCCCCTCATGGCTTCCCTGAAACGCCTGTGGTCAACATTATTTGGGGTGGGAGTAATCGGCTAGATGCCATCAAACAACTAGGCTATACTCATGTTGATTGTGTCTTGATCCCCGACTTTCATGTAGCGATGCAGATACAGGAAAAGCAGCGGAACGCTTATAGCGCCCACCTTTCTGGAGGTAGTGATGGCTCTGCCGGAGTCTAGCCGTCCACCCAGTTTGAGTCGCCTTCCGTCTGTCGAGGAGTTGGCCCGAGATCGATTTGGCGATGTCGAAGGCTTGGCTATAGTCCAGAAGACTACGCTGGAGTTGGCCAAGCATTACTCCGAGCGCTTTGACCTCGACTCCCATGACCCGGAAGTGACCCTGGTAGCCTCCGCCTTGGCCTTCGCCAGACACAAGGAATTCACCTTGCTTGTTCAGTTGGAGCGCGATCTATTTACGCGAGTGGCTACCTCACCCGATGGCTCAAGTTATGGCGAAGTCCTGTTCAATGTGACTCGAACGGGGGCCTATCGTGAGATACATCGCGAGATTGATAGGTTGCACAGTAAGGCGGGCGTGTATCTGAAAGAGTTGAAGGAGTTAAATGAGGACTCATTACGAAAGCCAACCTGAAACCTATTACGCAGCCGACCGTTTTTTTCGCCATAAAGGATTCTTCTCGCCCATTTCGGATGATGCGCGCATTTTGAATCTCGGTTGTGGGCGAGGTGAGGCTTTGAAAAAATTTACTAAGGGAATAGGTATCGACTTCAACCGTAATTTGAGAAGTGTTTGGCAAAGGATAGGGGTATCTGACCGCTGCTTTATCTTAGACGCTACGAATTTACCTTACCAAGAGCATGAGTTTGACTGGACAATCTCCACGGACTTTCTAGAGCATGTTCAGCCCGAGACTATTGAACCTATTGTTCGTAATATCTTTCGATTAGCGCCACACGGTAAGCATGTGATATCTCTCGCTAAACAATCAAAGTATCGTGGGCCTGAAGGAGAGAACCTACATCTTAGTGCAAATGACGCAGGTTTCTGGATGCGCCAATTTTCTAAGTATAGACCACTTCCCGCTTTCCATAAGAAAAAGAACTGCCTAACGGTTACTTGGTGACTTAAATGATTGAAAAACTACCGTCAGACTGGTACGAAGATGGGCTAGAAGAAACCAAAGGTTTCACGCCTTATATTAAAAGGACGGAAATAGAACAAACCTGCGTTAATTGTGGGGACAGTTTAAACAGACCGATTGCTTGTGGGATCAAACAACCGTGCGCTGCTTGTGGGTTTCCTTATCCGGGCGGGGACTGCTCTGACTGATACTTGCGGTGTCCCCGCATAATCAAGAGGTTCTCAGCGAACCCCTGGATATCCTCTAGGCTGTCTTGACTAGGGCCAGCCTTGCTCATACACCGGGCTATCTTCTGAAGCAAGTTCAGGAAACAGATGTCGTCTGCCGTGAGCGGTTTAAACTTATCTACCCGGCTGTCCAGAAACGCATTCCAGAACCGGGCGGTTCGGGCGTGATTCTCAGCGGGAGGCCCATAAGTAGCCCCCCGCTCCGCCACGATCTCCTCAAGCGTCTTGGGCATCGTTAGCCTGCCGCTTGTCTCTCCAGTCCTCTAGCCGATGCCAGAGGTAGACTGCCGAGAACACTCCAGCAAACACGATGCTGACATTCGTAATCCACAATGTGACAAAGGTAATGTAATCAGTCATTTCCATTCTCCTCGGCCTGCTCGTTGGTAACGGCGCAAGCCCTTTGGTGTAGTATTGCCATGACAGTAAGGCCGATCTTAACGAGATCGGTGTCGGGCAACTTGGACATCTCTTCAACCAGATAAACCGACTCCGGGTTATCTTCTTCGTTCTCTTGCTCTGGCTCAGTCGTCATGTTCTTGGTCCCTACTAGGGTTGTCTTTGCAGACGGCCTTAAAGGCGCAGTATCCTGGCCTTCCACCCCGACCGCATTGGAAATAAGCGTCCGAACCGTGCCGGACTAGGAACTCTTCACCAGGATCGGACCCTTCGACAGCCATGTCTATGGCAATCTTTACCCTAGCCAATTCATCTTTCAGGGTCTTAGGTTCGATTAGCCTAGGGTTGAGTGGTTGGGTTAGCGAGTCTCGGTTGATCCCGGCGATTGTTGCCCCGCCGTCAAGCACACCCAGCGAGTCAGCGTAAACGGCCAACTGTGCGAGGTAGCCGAAGGCGTCAGGGTCTTCACCCCAGACAGTCTTGCCGTGCTTCTTGTAGGTGAAGCCGCCCATTGTCTTGAAGTCTACTAGCATCTTGGTTGGCTGCCCCTCGGCTAGCCATTCGCTAGTATCCTTGCCTGTGATGAGCATATCTACATGGCCTGACTGGTTGAACTTATCAGAATCCTTTGGCCACCATTCGGGCAAAGTTACGGGCAACTCTGTCTCCACGACAAAGCCCGATGGGATAGCCGAACGAACAGCAGCGTAGGACAACTCGTGGAGTAGATGGCCTACCGCGAAGGTTGTCCCGATGTTGTCAGGCATCTTGCCGGAGTCTTCCCCCTGCACGCTGTAGTATGTCTGACGGGCGCAAGCCAGGAAGGCAGACGGCCTAACCTTGCGCGCCTCGTTTCGCCGTGTAAACACTTCGAGGATTGACTTCGCCGCATTGGCGGTATGCTTGGCGGCATACTCTTGGTCGATGTTGGACACGGACATACCGTGCATCCAAACATCCTTGAGAAACCTGGACCAATTAGGGTAAGGCTTCTCGGGTTGGGGTAGCGTATTACGCTGCATTTAAACCTCTGGTCGTATTGAATCTAGAATCTCGTGAGGCTCATGCTCCACGGTGATTGCTTTCTCAGAGCCGCCTATGAAGATCATCGTGCCGCCCAGGCGGAAATTAGGGACGACAGACAATATGTTATCTACTCGGATCATGCGGCCACCACTATCATCACGCAAGTAAAGAAAGGCTGAGGAGCCTATCTGAACTACCTCGGCACTATGTGGGCTGCTTTGATTCATTGGAACTTAAAGTAAAGTTGGGGCCTAGGTAATTTACTACCCAGGCCCCTTTGCACCTACTCGGCGGGGGTAAAGCGGAACTCAGCCCACTCGCCGAAGTCGCCGTCTTCGTGGAAGACATTGATGTTAACCGTCTCGCCAATCAGGTCGCGGGGGGTCTTGCTGACCGCCACCGACTTGTCTGGCCAGACCGCCTTGAGCAACTTGGTGTAAGTTGCGCGGGCGTTTAGCGGTCGCTTGAAGTTGATCCAGGTCGAAAGGTCAACATCGCTGCTAGAGCAGTCGAAACTGACCAAAAGGCGAGCCTGAACACCCTTCTCCTTGGCCTTTTCGTGCGGTTCAAACGCACGGACATCGGAGATAGTGCTTTCGGGGTACGCCCCTTCCGGGGTCATCGGACGCTTGCCCTCGTACTCGGCTTCCGTGATGGAGTCGTTGAGGATTGCGTCTGGGTCAAACTCGTCACTCATTTGTGTTGTCCTCTAGAGGCTTAGGGCCTCGTTCTAGGTTCTTGAGTAGTGCTAACAGGTCTAGACCGTGGTCTGCTGCCAATGGCTTGGCTCGAAGCAGTTTCTCCACAGTCCCAGCGAGGGCTTCTTTGTCCCTCGGTGGACGGTCGCCCATCTCCCCAAGTGCATCACGCACTCGGCGGTCAATGAGATTGGCTATAGATTCTTCGTGATTGGGAATATCAGACATCGCCCCAGGTAGCCCCGCTAGTCGCGGAGGCGGGGAATTCAACATTGGAGAAGGTGTCATGGTAAGCCTTGTTCGCGGCGTCTTCCATCACTTCTCTTAATTCTTCAGCCCTGGTTGAGTCCTGACCCCCTATCAGGACCTCATCGTGGACCGATAAGATCGGGTTTAAACCTGCTTTATCAACCGCCACCAGAGCAGTGCGCATTAACTCCGCAGCAGACCCTTGAACTATGACGCTAATGGCTGGCCTAGTCTTCTCGTAGCCAGCAAAGATCCGTGTCCTGCCTGCTACGGTGCGCGCTACTCGGTAGGTTTCAGCCTCCCGCCAGACCTTTTCCATCCAGTTATGTAGGTCGGGGAGGTTCCGGCGGTACTCGTCAAGGAATCGACTAGCCTCTCGCTTGTCTGTTTTCAATTCCAGGGCTAGCCGCTTGGCCCCCATACCATTTAGGATGCCAAAGTTTACTGCCTTAGCCTTGAAGCGTTCGTCAGGCGTGATGTTCTCGGCCTTCTTACCTAGCATCTTGGCCGCCACTTCTCGGTGAGGACATTCACCCTCTTTAAACGCCTCCAGCAGAACTGGCTCTTCAGCGAATGAGGCAGCCACCCGCAGTTCAACTTGTGAGAAATCGCAGGCTGTCACCCCAGCCTCGTCTACCGCTGTTAGGCAACTGCGGATTGACTTACCTAATGGTCCCCGCTTTGGTATCTGCTGAAGATTAGGGGTGTTACACGAAAATCTACCCGTTGCTGTGCGGGTAGTGTTTGTGCGTGGGTACAAGATTCCATCTTGCGCTAGCCTAGGCAGCGGCTCTATAAAACTAGACCGCAACTTGATTAACTTGCGCCAAGTTAGTAACTTCCCCGCTAGGTTGTCCCCCTCATCTGCCAGACTTTGCAGGACAATTTTCGAGGTGCTAGGTTTGCCAGTAGGGGAATGGGGTAACTTCCGCCCCTTACCTATTAGCCACTCGCTTACTTGCGGAGGTGAGTTTAAATTGCCGACCATGCCCGCTGACCGCAAGGGTTCTTCGCTAGATAAGATCATCTCATCTAACTGCTCCCCTACCTTGGCCAACTTGTTGTAAAGCAACCTCATACCTCGGCGTTCCATGCGGTAGACCGCGCCCTCAGTTTCGTAATCTTGGACTGCCCGCTCTACTTGCAGCGTCTTGGCCATCTTGGCTGTAGTCAGGCAATCATCGGCAAGGTATGCGATAAGTTCCTCGTCGTGCATATCTAAGATGCGCCCTTGCTTGAGAAGATCGGGGGTTGCGACCTTTCTCCACCCCTTGACCTTGGCAATGTGATCCATTGAATGCCTGCCCGTGGTGTGTCGGTAGTACGAGGCTACCATTGTGTCAGTCCAGGTGCGGGTAGGGTTTAAATTCAGGGCGTGGAGATCGAAGCGTAGGTTATGCCCTACAAGGCGTAGCCCCTCTAGGATTTGGCCTAGGTTCCAGTCGTCGAATTCCTCTCGGGTAATAATGAAAGCGTGCTTACTACCTAGAGGCATGAGACCAATCCAGAAGGCTCGGTGCGGTGCGTTGTGCCCGACAACTTCCAGCCCGTTAGTCTCCGTGTCCATAACCCACTCTCGTTCAGGCTCCGCTAATAGCAGTCGTTTGATATCACTATCGCTAACACGATGCGCGAAAACTTCACCTTGCATGGCTAAATACGCCCCCCTTCCAATGGTTTAATAAACTTATAGCCGCCTAACTTATCTGTGTAGTCGGACATTAACCCCTTTGTCATCATGCTTTCTAGCAGCGCCCCCGGCGAACCAGAGGTTGGTTCTACGATGACCTCAACTGACTTCTGCCCCTGCTCAAGTAGGTAAAGGCAGCGATGCCTACCATCATGGTCAATTATTTGCCAAGCCGGAGGGACTGGGTAGAAACGAACCCGTAACCAAAGTGGGCCAACCTTGCCTTGTCTAGCAAAGTGTTTAAACGATGCAGCAAGTTGCTGGGGTGTCTTGCGCTCAGGGTCAGGCAACCCAACTAGAGCCAGGAAATCTTCTGGCTTGAACACCGCTAATAAGGCGCGCATCTCCATAGAACGGCGACAGTAAACCCGCATCATAGCGCAATAGTCGCCCACTCGATTGTGTAACGATCATCGTTAAACCTAGTGAATAGCCCATTGCTAATTATGTCTGTCAAACATTCCTTGGTTGCGGGTGCGTCTTCTTCATGGAATCCATGTACCCGGATAAACCCTTGATCTTTGTCTGCCATGAACTGAGCCACCCTAGCATCTTCGCGGCTAGGCTTAAGCACTTTCCAGCCGCCCTGATTTGGTACCAAGATTAGCCGTAAGGGTTTCCAGATTAAGCAGCGTTGCCATCTTTCCTCAAGAGCAAGGCGTATCTCGTCTGTCATAACCGGAAGACCTACCAAGTTAAGGTAGGTCGATGGTGACATACTAATTAAATAACCCCTACGCCTTACGATACTAGGCGCAAAGATAGCGCGCCCAGCGTTTCGCCTTGATGGCTTGGTTGCATCTGGGGCGCTTACCCAAGAGGGCAACTTTTCCGAGAGCGGTTTTAGTAAACCTCGTTTAGACGCAATCGCCAGTTGCTCATCTAACCGTGTCCGATAGTAGTTTATCATAGCGGTAACCTAGCCTTGATAGTTCGGGGTAAGAATACTCGACGCTTTGCCCTAGTCAACATGACATAGAGTAGTCGGATTGTCTCTGGATCTCTCCGCTCAAAGCGGCCAATCGCCACCCTTGACCACGGGAGAATATAAACATCGTCTGCTTCAGCCCCCTTCGCAGCGTGTCCGGTACTGAGTACCAGTTCCTTATTGGCGGCAGCCACATTGGGCACAATACCTGTACGGGCTAGCCCCCAATTTCGGAATGCCTTAGCCACACCACGGCGGGAGTAGCCAAGGACTAGCCCCCGCATAGGGCGGCTTTGCGAATCCCAAGCCAGTAGTTCGGTCTTGTGCTTTGCCCGGAAGGTATGGGCAGGGCGGTCGTAGTAACTGTGAAGTACCCGCGCAGCCACGGTTGCGGTCGGATCGCCCACTCTGTAACCCGTATTCATTACAACTTGCTCATCGGCTCTAGTCCAAAGCGGGGGTAATGCCCCACCTAAGACACCTTTAGCCGTGGCAAAGATTGATTGGCCGGGGTCACCATAGGCTGTCACTAGCCCACTTGGTTTAACCAGGGCGATTGCTGCTCGCAACTCAACCCAAGACATATCTTGCGCCTCGTCAATAGCAATCTCATCCAACTGCTCTGACTCTGGTATGGGGCTGCCTGCCTCAATCCAGCGGGCTAACGGAAGCAGGAATTTCAACGCGCCCTTGGGTACCTCGTGTTCGAGTTTAAACGGGGGAAGCCCACCAGCCCAAGAGTGCAGTTGTTTGGCTAGCGTGTCTTGTCGGGTGACGGGCTTATTACTTGGCGCATCATCCACATACTGAAGCAATGCTGGGTCAAAGAGGTGGTGTATTCGCCGGGTACTGTATGCTTGGCCTCCAGTTGCGGTGTTTACCTGGCTACCCTGAATGAAGGGTTTAACATAGGGCCATGTTAGGGAGTATACGGTGCCTGCTTGAAGTTGGGGGGCGCGCCTATGTAGTACCCCAGCGGCATCGTTCGTGTAGGTGACAACGGCAGTCTTACCTGTCCATCCAGCCGCAGTCTCGACGATTGTCCTCGTCTTGCCTGTTCCTGGTGGACCGTCTACTGCGACAACTTGGGGTACCTGAGTACCCATCAAGTTATAGATATCCAGGTTAGCCCAATTATCGTCCAACAGATAACTATTATCAGCAGCGATACTAGGCAACCAAAGAGAGTCAGAAGGGAACTTTGCTGTTCAGTCATCATTGACTCGCTGGTTTAAACTTACTTTGGTGCCGCTTAATTCAACGATTTTCTTTGCTTCAGCATAATCGTGTTCTGCTGACTTAACGGCCACAGCCCATGCAGCAGCCACGATAAACAAGTCTTGGGCAGCGGCCAGGAAACTCTCAACGGCAGGGTGCTTGCGGTTTGGGTTACCCGCCCAGGCGTTAGCCATGAGACGGGTAACCCGTAACCTAAACTCCTTCTCGTCAACTTCCCGGCCAAACTTTACCTCTAGAGGTAGGTTGATCCGAATAGTTGACATGGCACTACGACCCCTGGTTGTTCAGGTAGTCACGCAATGCAGCATCCATGCAATCCCGCACAGTCCAAGGGAACTGGCGGTTAGTCTGACGCTTTGCTCTGAAGTTAGAGAACTCAGCGTGCAGGGTAGAATCCACAGGCACCATCAGCGGCTTGATTCCGCTCGGCTGGGTCTGCATCTTTTTGGCTGCTTTCTTAGCAACCTTTTTGGCTTGTTTAGCCATAGTTGTTCCTCCTTTGGAACTAATCTAAGTCTTTTCGTCTAACAAAATGCTCGTACTGCGCTCCCAGATATTCTTGTGTCTCTGGTTGCAGTTGAGCGAGGGGACACACCCAGACCCGTTGGCCTGAGCGCATACCCACCAGCGTCTTTTGGAGAAGATGTTTAGACACTAGCCGCTTGGCTTTCGGAATGTCTCCCAGTTGGGTTAGCATCGTCTCTTGAAGAAGCGGTGGAATAACTAGTGCCGGAGGCTGTTGTTCGCCTAGCGGCCACACAATGAATGCGGTACTTGTACCAAGCGGGCGTTTCTCTGTCCAGGCTTCGATGAACAGCAGGTCACCCGCCGAAATCCTAGCCCATTCCTCAAGCAGTTCCCAGAACCGCTCCTCGGGTGGGATACCCAGTTGGTCAACGGCCTTCTCGGTACTCAACATATACTCCAGAACCTTGCTCCACCCTGGCTGAATGAACAGCGGGGAGCGGGCTACGGTATCCATGCTCGCACTCGATAGCCGGGTCAGGGTTGGCAGTATATCTCGGAGGTCGCTTAGGTGAGTCACCCGCCGCGCTTCGTGTCGTCGTTTAGCCGATCCGCCGAAACCAACCATGAATTCCTTGGCCTTCCCGGTACTGTCGCGCACTTCTACTAGCCAGGGTATCCCAGCAAAGATGCCTTCGCACTCTGCTCGGATGTCGGTCACGCTTGGGTGCTTCTCTCTGGCTTGGTACTTTTCTGCGTTCTTGCTGCCCGTAGTCCAGCCTGAGTTGACTGCTACCCGAAATTCCTTCTCGCTAAACCCTGGCCCTAGTTTGGGGCTAAGGTGAGACCAGATCAAAGCCACTAGTTCGGGTGCCAACTTTTTTCCGGGGTGTAAACGCCCCATAATTTGGCCCACACGGGCTACGAAGTTGTTTCGGTCGCCCTCAGTTACCTCGGCTAACTGCTCTAGCAGGCCGATAAAGTGCATGACTTCGGTGGGCTGGTTGCCCTCTTCGGCCTTGCCCTGGTCTTTGCGCGCCACTAGCCGCGCCATTAGATGGGAAGGGGGTTGCGGAAGTGAGGCAGGGTCTAGTCTACCCTGCAAGATGCGGTATTTTGCAGGCTTGCCGTTCTTGTTTACGGCTAGCGAGTCGGGGAGCATGATGAGACGCCTCGCTTTAGACGACGCCCTTACCTCCCCCGTAACCCCCTCCCCAAAGTCAAAGGTAGCAGGTAACCGTTCGACTTTCACCCCTTCAGGAAGTTTAAACCACACATGAAACCCACCGCTTGGTGACCCTACTACCAACAAGTTCGGGTCAGGTTCTTCACCGGGGCAGAGGTGCGCCCACAGATCCCCGAACGACATCCCATAGGTGTCGAGATCAAGGATGAGTAAGCCAACCCGGTCGGATGGCTGGGGGCAAAGTGCGGCACCCGTCCCTGTTTCATGCAGTAAGTGAGCGTGGAGCAGTTCTTGGTCGTTCTCTTCTATGAAGGTGTCCCACTTGCGCTGATTGAACGCGGTCGGGTACTTCTGTCTGTTGCGGGTAGGAAAAATCCAGTACCCGGCTTCGCTCAGGCTAATCCAATCCTTGGACATTCGACAAATCTCCCGTGTTGATCTCCCCTGCTATCACACGCCAGCAGCGCGCCACAGCAAGCCCCCATAGGTCTCCGTGATCTTGCGAGCAGGTTTCCCAGGCTAATGTATGCGCCCACTCATGGGCTAGCACTAGGTAAACTGCATCTGGAGATCCCAGGACTACGGCTTTGTTTAAACGAATTAGATAGTGGTCTTTGCGCTGGGTGCAATCTCCCAGGCGATCGTCGGGAACCGCATCGGTGATGCGTACCCGCACATTCCGGCCATCATTGGGTGCCGCAAAGATACGCAGCAGCCGAACAACCCGCAGCAATCTACGCCTTCGGTCGTCGCGTTCGGCGTTTATTACCATGTGTTGCCCCCTCTTGCTCCAATAGTAGTCGCACAGCAAGGCGAATGATGCCAGAGATAGGGCGATCAACTAGAAAAGCGTAAGCCTCCAGGGTCTCCAACTCTGTCTGGTTCATTCTGATCTCAATGCGATGGTTTCGGGGTTCCCGCCCTCTCAGATTGGTCATGTTATACTCCTCGATCAACAGGGGATTTGGGACGCTGCCTATTAGGCACCTTTCGACCTATTCGACCGTCAAAAAACGCCGTCATTACGGGCTTTTCTCCCGATTGCGTCGATTTCACGCCTACGCCGCACGATTTCACAGCACCAGCCACAAAATTCTCCAGCGGCGGAACACGCAATTCCAGCGAATCGGCCAGAAACGCTGCAACGGCGGGCTTTTCGGGCAGTTCGATATGTCGAAAGGTGCCTATAAGGGGACCGCTCACTTGCTGGATCCCTCTTGAATCCATGTCGCCCTCCAACCCGGCATAAGAATCTCTTTCCTAGCCTCTTCAACTTCCGCCCTGGTACCTGCCGTGTAGAAAGACTGGGCCACAGGGCCAAAGCCCGTTTCGTTTACCCATTGCCCACCTAGGGGGTTAGGGTGCGGCTGGTCGTAGGGTACCCAATGCTGGATATGAAGGACTAGGCGGTACTGCCGCTTGTCTTCTATGATTTCCCGCACTTTCTCCGAGGAATCACGATGCGCTGGGTCGTTACACGGCGCGCCCTCCATCACCTCGTCATACTCTTCTGTTTCTTTCATGGGTCAAATAACTCCTGCCAATATCAGCGCACTACGAACCGAGTTGCGTTTACACGCCCCGCACCAGCCGCGCTGTTCGTCTGGTTCAACTCGCTCAATGTTGCCGCAGCCCCAGCAGATGCCGGGAACCACGGAGTCTAGCCCGTTGTCATCCAAGAAGCCAGCCAAGTCCTCGCCGTAGCCCTCCTTGTCGAGCAGATCAAGTAGCCCAAAGGATGCCTCAGGCATCTTTTCGGTGCTACCCATCACTAGTCTTGCCCTCCATAGCGCGGCCTTCCCGGCCATTGGACTGGAAGGTTGGCCCTGAATTTGGCCCCAGTACCCGCTCAAAGAACAGCCGCTCGGGGTCACCCTCTTCGCAATGGTCTTGCCGCCAATCCAGCCGATTTCGCAGGGCTAACTTGGCAGAACTATCCTTGGCCAAGGCTTCA